GCTCTTGCGTGGCTTGTCAATTTGCCATAGGGTTGTTTGTGTTCTATCTCCAATCCATCCCGCGTTCTCTCCTTTGCGTACTGCATACCAACAAGGCTCGTGCTTGTGGTGGTAGTTGCCTCGGCTTATTGCGTGTTGATTCTTACCCCAAATTATTAAATTCCGCAAGATGAGCCCGCACGACTCAAGGTTGCCTCCAACAAGAGGAGACACTTTGCCATCGTGCCAAACGTAAGCAACCTTGCCACTCCAAAGGCTATAAGCCTCTGTCCAGTCCGACCGATCATCGTTGTTTACTTTTCCCAAAGCGGAGGCACCGTAGGGTGTTCCGTCAGGACGCTTCGCCTCGTTTCTCCAGTTGGCATCGTAGTTTACCCCGTAAGGAGGGTCTGTAACCATAAGCTCGGGCGAGTTGCCGTTCATTAGCTTCTCCACATCCTCCGCTTTCGTAGAGTCCCCACAAAGCAAACGATGTTCCCCCAAGATATAGAGGTCACCGAGTTTGGTCTTCGCTTCTTCGGGTACTTCGGGAACGTCGTCGGGGTCGGTGAGTCCTTCCGTCTCTTCGGGTTCTCCCGTCCAGACATCGAGTCCCCACTCGTTCAATTCTGTTGCATCCCATTCGTTTGCTAGAGCATCGAAGTCGTTCTCTCCTGAGCTGACGTTATCCTTGATGATGAACTCTCTGTCTTTGGTCTCTCCCCATGTTGCCATGTAGACGGGTGCCTCTTTCAGTCCTGCGGCTTTACACGCTTTAAATCTCATATTACCACCGATCACAACCATCTCTGGGTTGACGACGATAGGACGGGCTTCGAGCATCTCTGGAAACTCCTCAATACTCTTCACGAGCTTTTGGAATTTCTCGTCTTTAATTATCCGAGGGTTCGTCGGATTCGCTCTCAGCGTCGAGAGTTTCATTAGCTTGGTTGAGGACGGCTTCAAGGAGGTATCTGAATTCTTCATTATGTACGGCCATTGTAAGTAAAAGCGTCGCGGGATCATCTCCGGCATGGAGACGCAGAACCTGCGAGTTATCGGTTATTAGGATAAAGTTCTTTGCGTGTAGTAATGCTTTACGTGCTGCTCTCATGGTCTGAAATTGATTGAAATATACGATGCGCCACTTGAGGCACTATGGCGTTTCCATAGGCTTTGATTGATTCCCTTCTCCACTTTGGAAAGGTAATGCCGTCCAATTTTTTGGGAAGCCCATCATCTCCTCCACAAATAGGGGCGACAGTTGGGAATTTTTCCCACCAACCAACCTTCCCAAATTGAGTGAATGACTGCTCTTTCCGTCCTTGGTTTTCCTTCTCCCCGATTCTGTTATCTCGCACTCGCTCGTTGGTTCTTGCGTTGTCGGTGTCGGTAGCATTCCGTGAATTTGTGTTGCAAGGTTGGGCATCGTTGTTCCGTTTGGGTATTTCTCCATTCTCGCTTTGAACTTCTCTAAGTCGTGAACTGGTTCTGATGTTGTCGGAGTGAGCAACAATCCAAACTCTGTCGCGTCGGTGGGGCGCATTGCCTGCGGCACAAGCTGGAATAATAAACGATTGGACGGAGTACCCGAGAGCTTCCAAGTCAGCGCAACACGTTTCGAAAACCAATCCGTCCGACCAATTAACAAGCCCGCGAACGTTCTCGCCCACGACCCAACGGGGCTTACACTCTCCGACAACTCTAAGCATCTCTGGCCACAAGTGGCGTTCATCCTCTGATCCTTTTCGTTTTCCTGCAACGCTAAATGGTTGACATGGGAAACCTCCGCTGAGAACGTCAATTCGTCCTCGATACTGAGTTGCTTTGAAGTCTTTGATGTCTCCATATTGTTTGGCGTTGGGGAAATGGTGCTTGAGGACTTTACGCGGAAACTCCTCCCATTCGCAATTGAACACGTTGTTCCATCCGTTCCATTCTGCTGCGAGGTCAAAGCCTCCAATTCCTGAGAAAAGTGATGCATGATTCATCCTCTAAAATGTGTTATTTGTCCTTCTACATCTCGTGCGACGTTCTCTAAACGGTCTCGGTCGTACCAAGTTAGATAATCTTCTCGCTTGACAAGGTGTTCTTCTTTGCCTCTTTTCATCATAAAGAACTCCTCCTTCTTCTCTTGCTTTAAGAACTCACGGATATTGTCCGCTATCTCTTTCCGTTCTGCTTGGGTATAGCTCATTGCTCTTTCGTTGTGATATAATCAGCCCACATTTTAGCACATACCGCACAGCGTTGGTCTTCGTTAGGGAAGTCTCGTCTTCCGACTACGCTCGTCATGCATCGATTCATAAATTGATACTGATTCTCTTTTCCGTTGGGTTTACCTATTGGCATCGTTTACTAGTTTTTGAAGTTCTTCGAGCATCCTTCTATTACATGAAGAGCAGCTTGAAGCTTGTTGATTTGTTCCGGTTGCTTTGGCGTATAGTTTCGCAAGCTGTCCGTTCGTTCTGAATTGGTTTTCTGTCTTTAGAAATCTTTGGATCTCATCGATATCTTCGGGTGTGATTTCGGCCTCCCATTTACCAAGCTCGCACGAGGCTACTTTGAGCCGTGTCTTTGTCGGCATATGGCATCCGCAGAGTTTGGAATCTGTGAAGGCTTCCGTTAGCAATGGCCCGCAAGACTTCGTCGATTGTACGAAGTGTTCGCAGCTCTTGCAGATAGCGAGGCGATCATTCCTCTTTTGTCCGGTGACGAAGAACATCTTTTAGGATTTTTTTAGACTCGTGTATTGAGCGATATAGAACTGACTCTCCAATCCCAGTCCGTCGAGATAGGTCAGCCATGTTCCACCCTTGCAGATATAATCCGAAGACTGTTCTATCGAACCAACTGAGGCGGTCGAGGATAAGCTGCATTTGTTCTCGTTGGATGGCTTTTGTCCAATCGCTTTCTGTTTCTTTTTCTTCGGGGATAGCATCTATAATCTGATATATCGTTTTGAATTGTCCTCGTGTGGCTTCGTTGTACTTTAATGAAATACCCTAGTGGGTTTTCATCTTCATCGCTTGGGAAGCGTTTGTCTATACATCGGAGATACGTGTGATGTACAAGGTCGCGCGGTTCAGCCGTCCATTTACGAGCGGTGAACAAGAGTTTTGAGTAGTTCCGTGTCAGGAACTCATCCCATGCCCCGCGACTCTTTAATCTCATCGACTTTTTCTTTATAGTATTGATACATCTCTTCTAACTCATGGACGGAGAACTTACGCGTTCGGTTGCTTGCTATCAGGATGGCTTCTGCTGTTCCTTCTCCGTGAAACTCGTCGAGCTTCTTTGAGAATACGTATTGCTGCCCTCCGTTCATATTGCATTGCTTGCATTGGAATTGGCAATTGGTTTCCATCCAACGCGTGGACATCTTCGCCCGTGTAATGAAGTGACCGCAGTCAACCTCTTTCCAATGACGCAGACGATCACACGTAAAGCAGTTCCCCCATCCTTCGTCATTGCATCCGCGTAAACGGATAAACTGCGAGAATATGGTGTCAAGTTTCTTCTTTGCTTTGCTTAGGCTCATTTAATCCGGGGATGTGTAGTGGGTCGCGCTTCCTTCTGAGGTCTGCCATCGATTGCGGTTCAAATGCCACACGGTCGGAATCGCTGCCTCGTGTGATGTGGCTGTTGATTCTCTCCAGTATGGGGGCGCGTTCTTCTTCATGCTTGATAATACACTCTCGGAACTCCTGAATCTTCAAACGCTCGTAATACTTGCCATAATAGCCCGTTTTCATACGGTCGCAAATGAGCCGGAACTCTTCGAGCTTCAATGTAGGGAATAAATCGAAGATTGTCTCTGCACAAAGCGCGTAATCTGTAAGCGTTTGGAGAGTCTTCTTTGCTTCTACGAAATCACACACGCTTTTAACCATTGAAATAACCGCCCCGCGTGTTGCTTCGGGTTGGATTCTGAGTGCTGTTCTGATATTCGTTCCCTCTGTCCACGCTTGCTCGTTATTGGCTTTGAATAGACCCGGTTCGGATATACTCCTCAAGCTTATCTCGGTCGCTTTGGCTCGTGAGTATTCCTTTCTTTGCAGTTCCTCGCTCTGCGAATAATCCTTGGTATCCTTGTGCGATACTGTAGGTGATAATTTCGATGGCTGTTCGTTGATCATTGTCTGATAGTTTTTGTAGTCTGTGAAGTTGTGCTTGTTCTCCTCGCAAAGTATACGGTTTCTTTTTTTGCTCTTTGCGTTCTTGTTTCCACATGATCCAAGAATCTTTGAACTCTTGAGAATCAAAAGGAAGTAAAACCCCTTCTATACTATTATCTATATTCTGTTCTATAGTATAGTCTATACTCTTCGCAACTGTGGTTGCTTTTAGTTGCGCCTCTGGTTGCAAGTCTTGCAACTGTGGTTGCTTCTTTTGCAACTGTGGTTGCTTCTTGGTTTTCTTAGTTGCAACTGTAGTTGCTTCTTTCACCTTGAGGTTTATGG